GGGTGCCTAAACACGTCTTAAGGAAAGTTTACCTTAAAGGTAAAGTGGCTTTTGATGAATCTGGTCCCTACGTCATCACTTATATCAATGGGGATATGTACCGCGTATATGTTACCTCTGATATGTGCAACTATACTAGTGTTGCTCCACCAGCTCCTGGTGTTGTTCGTGAGATGGACATTCCTGATAGCCCTTTTAGGGTGGTCAATGAACAAAACATCACGACAGCCAAGGGTATCGTTTCTATACGAATAAATGGTAGGGTTCATGGTATGGCTTGCCGTATTAAGTATGAGGGGGATTCAGTGTTAATGTTAACTCATCACCAATTCCAACAATTAAGCAATTTAGATGGTGTTTCTATTGAACATCAAGGCCGAATGTTGGAGTATAAGTTTGATGGTGTGCCTATTCTTTATTCTGCTGAAGATAGTTTTGACACTTGCTTGTATAAAATGCCAAGCAAGGTTTGGACTATTTTAGGTGTTAAAGAGCTTTCCGTGGGCCCTCCAGTCACACATGGTGGTGTGATAATCTATGGATTTGACACATCAGGTAGTTTTGTCAATTCCATGGGCACTATTTCTCCCCACACGAATTTGTTTCACTTGAAACATACTGCGAGTACGCGCAGCTCTTTTAGTGGCTCCCCACTGCTCAATGCTAAGTCCCAGGTAGTAGGCTTACATTGTGGCTGTGAAGTAGCATCCCAAAACAATCTGGCTGTTCAGTTGTTTTGGAATCTTATAGGTAGAGAATCTGATGTTGAGTTTGGTCGTCATTGGCGTTTAACCAAGGACTTGAACGAATATGACAGGGATTTCTATGCCGTGAGACAAGGAAAAGCTGACATATACCATAATTCTGGCAGAATCTTTTCCGTCGAATCAATTGAGGTTCCTGAGATATCCTCTTGGGCCGACGAGATGGATTATGTTGATTCCCAAATTCATTCGCAACTCGAAGTCCTTAAAAGACAGGCTGGAAAAGTTGTGATGAGGGAAAGTGGTGAAGTGCTAACAGATGTTCCAATGCCTATTCCTACTGCAATCAATGCGGAGGCTTTAAACTCGACAGCGGGAGAGAAGTCGCTCTTTCGCAGTTGTGCGCAGCAGGAGAATACCAATGGCTCGGAGAACAAACAGGAGAAAGAGTTGGAAGAAATCTCCAAGAAGCAGGACGATGCTCCTTCACGAGGCAAACGCCGAAGAAGAAGAAATCGTGTTACTTGGCAGAAGCAACTTCCTATGGATGGGGTGGAGCGTCAGAGTGGATTCGACCCGAAGGAGGGGCTCAATGTGAGCTTACTTCCCTCAGGGTCCACTCCGATCGCTTTAGACCCGTTCCAAGTCCTGGCCGTGAGTTTTACGAAAAAGCAATTAAAGGCTTACAATCGAATTACCCACAGTCGTCTCTTTCACGCATACCTGCGAACACATTCTCCTCACGAGAATTTTGTTTTGCAACGTTGCGTCCTATATTGGTCTCTATCCTTCGGAACGAAGTCAAAGGAGATTCCTCACCCGGATGTCCTCTTGGCATTTTCGGAACAAGCAATGCGCTTGTTCTAGAAAGTCATTTTGACTTTGTTGTTAGTTGCATTTTAGAGCGTACCTGGCTCTTAGCAACTAGCTTATTAACAGGTAGTGAAACGCCAACCGATTTAGTCAAGCGTGGTTTTGTAGACCCTGTGCGAGTTTTCATCAAGGATGAACCACACAAAGCTAGGAAAGTTCGTGAAGGTAGACTTAGGTTGATATCTAGTGTGTCCCTAGTCGACCAAGTCATTGAGCGTCTTTGCTTTGCCGACCAGAATTTTAATGAGATCCTCAATTGAGTCGATTCCTTCTAAGCCTGGTATGGGTCTTCATGATGAAGGTCTACAAATCATTTTCGATAATGTCAATACCTTCGAGCGACCAGTTGAAGCTGATGTGTCAGCCTGGGATTGGTCTGTTCAGGAATGGCAGCTCCAGATGGATGTGGAGTTCCGCATCTGGGCTTATGGAATAAGTCCAGATAGTGTTAGAGCCAATCTATTTAGAAATCGAATTGCTTGTCTATCTAAAACCCTCTTCTGTACGTCGGATGGGAAGTTATACTCCCAACTCGCTCCTGGCATACAGTTGTCTGGATCCTACAACACTTCGTCTACTAACTCACGTATACGTGTCTTAACTGCGTACGGCCTCGGTGTCCCCAAAATTATTGCAATGGGAGATGATTCCATTGAAGAATTTTGTGATGGAGCCTATGAAGGCTATACTCTTTGTGGACACGACATGAAGATGTATACGGAGGTTGGAAAGGAAAGATTTGAATTTTGTTCAACTAAGTTTGATGGTTCATGGAAAGGCTATCCTACTAATGCTGACAAAATGTTCTTTAAGTTATTAAGTCACTCAGAAAGTCTTACTGGTATTGAGCGTTGTTTGCTCTACCAGCAATGGCGTTATGAGATGCGTTATCATCCTCGTAGGGATGAGTACATTGACATAATAACGAAAGGAACGTCTTTCCTTGCTTGGTAATACTTTGGGTTCTGTAATTTACGCCCAAAACACTTAGTGTGCTAACCAAAACGCCTAGAGACTACACGGCGCGGGAGGTCATGCGTGCCCTCTTTTACAGGACGAATAGTCCCGTCTTGTTGTGCGGTATCCAATCCAACAACAATATGGTTCGTAAAAACAAAAGTAATAACAAGCAAAACAATCAAAATCAGGCTCAGCGCCCTGCTGGTAAGCGACGTAGTCGCAAACGCCGCAACGCTGACCGACAAGTGATGATGTCCCCTCAGCCAGCTCCTACCTTAGGTAGTGTTGGTGGTCAGTTAGGGACCATTGCTGGAAACTTCCTTTCCAAGATCTTCGGCCTTGGTGCTTATAAGTTGAAGCGCAACAATGTGTATGGTGACATGCTTTCTTCGCAGGTCCCAGTTATGCATAGTTCGTCCGAATCTGTAGTATTCCGTCACCGCGAGTATATCGCGGATGTTTCGTCGAGTACTACATTTGCTACGACCTCTTATAGCATCAACCCCGGTTTGAGCAGTACTTTTCCTTATCTTTGCAATATTGCACAGAATTTTCAAGAGTACCAGTTCAATGGATTGGTCTTTGAGTTCAAGTCAACATCTGCTGACGCTCTAAACAGCACTAATACTGCGCTTGGATCTGTGATTCTAGCTTCTCAGTATCGTGGTGATGCCCCAGCATTTGTTGATAAACAACAGATGTTAAATGAAATGTGGTCTATTGATGCGAAACCATCATGTGATATGTTGCTCCCGATAGAATGTGATCCCTCTGAGAACCCTTTCAGGATTCAATATGTCAGAGGTGGAGCCGTTCCATCAGGCCAAGACACCAAGTTGTATGACATTGGTAAGTTAACCGTCGGCACTTATGGATCTCAAGCTACTGCTGTGATTGGTGAGTTGTGGGCCACTTATGAGGTGGTCCTGCGCAAACCACAGCTGTCGGCTGGATTGAACCTATTTGGCGAGGGTGCTCATTATGAGTCTACCACTGGTGTCTCGACATCAAACTATTTTGGTACTACCCGTACTCAATATTATGATAACATTGGTTTGACATTCTCGGCTACGTCAATTACCTTTCCTCTTGAAACGCAAGGTTACTATATTCTTTCTATGATGTGGGTCGGTGGGTCTACTGCTGTTACTGCTCCTAGCTTTTCAGCAACTAATGCTTCTGTAAGTGTTGTTATTGATCAAGCTACCAGTGACGTAGCATATACCCTTCCTGCTGGCACGACTTCAGCGCGCCTGCCCTTCACTCTAATAATGTATGTTAGTGATCCTACGAAGGTTCCAGTCTTCACTTTTTCTTCGGGCACACTTCCTACTTCTGTTACTTCGTATTCTCTACAAGTAGCCCAGATTTCGGGAGCGTTTGCCTGATTCTGATGCGACCGGTGAGTTAAGTCGTTAAACTAAGCACCGTGTAATTCAAACTTAACACGTTAAACCCAAGTTAGTATGCCCTTATATGTAGCGGTATAGCGCCATCCAAAAATAATCTAACTCGCTGAGCTCCTTTATTGTGAGTGCTCGCTTCGCTGAGCTCCTTTATTGTGAGTGCTCGCTTCGCTGAGCTCCTTTATTGTGAGTGCTCGCT